AGCAAAGGCTGGTGAGACAACAAAAGATGATAATGGCAATGATATTAACTGGCAAGCCAAGGCATATTTATATGGTTTTGACGTAAACAACAAAGAAGATTTTGCCAAGCTGCACTATGAAGTACTGGGACAAGCCAGGCAGTACGACTCTGCTCCTGATGTATTTAATCCGCGAATTGCGCAGATCTACTTAAAACAAGTGCTGACGCCATACCTTGCTGATAAATACGCAAAAATTGGAACAGTCTTTGGCCAGTTTGTTAACCCAGAAGAGTTTGCCGATGAGTTTGTAAATAAACTAGACCCGTTAAAAAATAAAGAACAAACAGAGAAGGTCTTAAAGCTTTATGGCCTGGATCCAAATACAGAAGATCTTACGCAATTAAAGAAGATGATCTCTGATAGCATCCGCAGTTCGGATGCCCTGGACATTAGAGAGCAAATTAAAAAACTTAACCAGGAAAGTGAAACTCCAACACAAGAGCTGTTGGGCGTTGAGTACATTCAGCGTGCTTCTGATAAAAGGGAAGAAGCCAAGAGAGTTGATGACGCTTTGTTTAGTCGTTTTAAATCGGCGGGGTACCAGGGAAGCCAAGAAGAGTTTTACGGTGACTTTATGCCTGATGCCACAGAAGAAGACAAGAAAATTTTCCAAACTGTTTATAGTGGCAAGGCGCCCAGTGAGCTTTATAAATTCAAGCCAACAGGAGATCCTTTTTCGGATATTGGTCAATTGGAAAGTTTATCTTCATTTGGAGAAGAAGAAGAACCCAAGAAGGTAACGCCTAAGACTACAGCACCAAAAAGCAAATACTTTTCTTTCTTCCCAGAGGAAGATACAGAAGAAGAGGAAGAACCGAGTTCTCCAGTTAAAATTAAGAAAGGTAGTGATATCCTTTCGGAATTCAAGTCACGTTTAAATCTTTCTCCTACCGCAGGTAAGAAGAGTCCATCTGATTTGTCCGATCCTTTTTCTAGTTCTTTCTTTGGTTCTTTCTAATGGCTGATAAACGTAAGAAAGCGGCTAGTGCCGCAAACAGATTTCAGAAAGATAAGATGGCCTGTAATAAGCCACAACGTGCACCGGCAGGAGATAAGCACAAGTACGTGGTAAAAGCGTGCCAAGGGGGCAAGGAGGGTATTGTCCGTTTTGGTGCCAGAGGTTACGAAGATTACACGCAGCACAAGGACGAGGGAAGACGTGCTAACTTTAAGGCCAGGCACAACTGTTCCGAGAAGAAGGACAAACTGACTCCCGGATGGTGGAGCTGCCATTATTCGTGGTAGACTTTAACTGGTAGTGAAAGTTTTGGATGGCTAAAAATAAATATATTGTGGCTTTGTGCAAGGACTGCTTTAAACCTTGTAACAAAAGAAAAGATTCTTTGAAAACATGGCAAGGCCGTTGCCGTTCTTGCGCCAGGAAACATGTACACGCGTGTACTGATTTCACTATTAACGCAACAAAAAAAGCAAATACAATACATGGAGATGCCAAAAACAAGTACAGTAAAGGCCATTGGTTATATGGACGATGGTTAAAAATGCGTCGTCGTTGCAAAGAGTATCCTACGTACATTGCCAAAGGCATTCAAGTATGTGATGAGTGGCTTTTAAGTTACCCAGCGTTTAAAAAGTGGGCGGAAGAAAACGGAGCAGAACAAGACCTGGAGCTGGACCGCACCGATAATTATGGCGATTATTGCCCAAGCAATTGCCGTTGGGTCACGCATCAGGTAAACTGCCAGAACAAGTGAGGTTTCACTTGTGTAATTACAACTGGTGACAACTATGGCAAAACCCAAGTCAAGCTCCTCGATCAAAATTGAATCAAAGCCCAAAAAAACACGGCAAGGACAGGGTTTAAATTCCCTTCCTAACCATGGCCGCAAGAAGACTCGCGGACAAGGTAAGTAATTTGTGTATATTGGGGGTAATGCTTCATTGCCCCCATGACTGATTACACGTCTGCAATTAACTTAATTTGCAAGCATGAGGGTTTTAACGAGAAAGCCTACGCTGATCCAAGCACAGGTGGGGAACCTTACACCATTGGATATGGCACACAGTTTTATCCAGATGGTTCACCTGTAAAACGCGGCCATCGATGCAGTAAAGAGAAGGCGCTTGAATATTTGTTTCACGAAGTAGACGTAATCGATACTCAATTATCAAAACTCAACATTGGCATTAGTGATTCTGCTAGACAGGCGTTGATTTCTTTCATTCATTCTGTGGGATGGGACTCCTTTTTCTACAGCAGCATTGTCGATAACTTGGAACATGAAGACCTGCAAGAAGTAACTGAAGAAATGACAAGGTGGGTTTTTGATGTGGACCATCAAGTCATTGGGAGCCTGCTTGATCGGCGCCGTGAAGAAACAAATCTTTTGTTAAAAGATACCGATGCATTTGTGCAGCCGTGCGCACGTCTTTTGTTGTCTGCATTCAGGGTTTACTCTGGGGCTCAGCATGAGATACAAGCTATTAAGCACCTGGAAGAGAGCTTGAATCCTTATGTATTGTCCCGCTTTGCAAATGAGTTTAGGGTCAGCGAAAAACCCTGGGACACATTCCGTGCTGACGAGTACGACCCCGATGATTTCAACACTGTCTTTGACAGGTAGAATTAGAATAGTTGCATTAAAAACGTGCAAAGCGGAATGGAGCGTTCAGTAGAGCCACGGGAATTTGAACTTCCTCTAGAGCTTCAATTCTCGATGCGCAAAGCTGAGCTTGCGGCCCAAGAAATGACCTGGGACGACCTCTACGCAGCTCTGTTGAACCTCTACCATCAACGCCTGATGGAGTGGTATGCAGTCAAAGAAATCATGGCGTCTGAAAATATTGAGATTGACTTCGATATTCCAACAGACCTGGAGCTAGCAGAACTCGCCGCCGCATGTATATACGACGACGAGGATGAGGATGAAGACGATCTTCAACCGTTCTGAGTTTCGTTTACGGTGATTAGCCGGTCCAAGTACCACTGTGCTTTCTTAAGGTCTTGCACACCGCCTTTGTTGCGCCAACGCCACGTGTACTTGACGCAATTGCCACGCAGATAACCCTGGAACTCCTCTGCGGTTAGTTGCGCTTCAATCGCATCGATGCATTCAATAGAACCATCTGCGTAATGAGACGGATGGTTGACAAGATCCTCCTGGACCACTGGAGCAGTTTCTTTGGTGGCCCAGGGAACTGGGCAAATACCATCCTTGCACTCAGTCAAGTCGCTGATTATCGGCGCAAACCACGGCGAAGACGAGACTGTTCCATCAGTTCCTCGTTCGGTGCCCCCAGATCCAGCACTAACGCTTTGGGTTTCGGCGAGGCTCCCATCTCCAGACCTTGTTCCATTGTCGGAATATATCCCGTTGCTCCAGGCCGTCCCCCCTCGAGAGCCAAGTTTGTCCGTTCCCTTCCGTCCTGACATAAGGTCAACCCTCTGTTGTACTGATCCATTAATGGTACATCAGCTTTTTCGTTGGCGAGAGGTGCGCCAAAATCTTCTTCGTTAAGACAACGACAATTCAGTTCATCCTGAACAAAACTATCCAAAAATCCCGCCGCGCCGTGCATGACTATTAAGTGGCTTGATTTACTGTTTTTATAATATTATCATGGCAAGATTCTTCGACGCTACATACGACCCACGCAACGATTCTGGTACGTCTGGAGCTGAAGTTTCCGACCTAAATCCAGAACAGGCGTATGATACTGACCTGCGTCGAGTTGCTTCAGACGCAAGAGCATCTGCAGAAAGTCTTAATGATTCGCAGGATCGTATTGCAAAGTTTCTTCGAGCCTCCAAAAGTGCCGGAAAGTTTCAGCAAACACGCATGCTAAGGGACACCACCATGGATGGAAAGACCCCAAGGTCGGAGGCGACTATTGGAGGAGTCACCATCCCAAACCTTGGGGACCGCATTGGGGAAGCTGGTGGCACCAACTACGCAAGGAAACCTGGGCGTAGTGGCGGCACCTTCTATGGTTTTGGTTAAACCTGGCTGTAGACCACCTCATAGGGCTGGTTCTGGTACTTACCCTTACGATCTTGGTAGCTCACGTGGCAGGGCTCACCACGATAGAAAAGGAGCTGCGTAATGCCTTCGTTGGCATAGATGCGATTAAACAGTCCCGTGCAGTTGCTGATCTCAAGGGTTAGGTGACCTTCCCAGGCAGCTTCGGCAGGTGTAATGTTTACCAAGATTCCTGATCGTGCGTACGTAGATTTGCCAACCGCAACTACAGTCACGTCACGTGGAAGTTTGATGTGTTCCATGGCAACGCCAAGGCAGTAGCCATAGGGAGGAAGTAGGAAATACTCACCCTTTTCGTCTTCCAGTAACTCGGCTGGCTTCAGGATGTTTTCATCAAAGGCCTTGGGGTCACAATCTCCAGCCTGGATCTTACCAAAAATTAAACATTGCTTTGGCGATAGGCGAATGTCATAGCCGTATGAACTGAGACCATAACTGAGCAGGCGCCGTCCATCTTCTTTATTGATCAGACGATCAACAAAAGGAGAGATCATCTCTTCTTTTTCAGCCAGCTTTTTGATTTCCCAGTCGGCTAGTACGCTCATAAGACCGTTGATTCGATAATCAGTCTACATAATCAGGTGATGATCCGCCCTTTCTCCGAATAAATGTCAATAAAATTTTGGGTGTAGTTGTCCAGGCCATCGCTTGGCTGTAGGTAGACAATAAAAGAACTGCACGTATTTTTAGCTTCGACTCGGCCGTCCTCAAAGTAATGTCGCCGAAGCATGGGTGTGTTTTTTAAAAAGCAGATAGGAAAATCAAAGATGTCTTGAGCGTAACGAATCATGTCAGGACAGTTGCCAAAGTACAAGCCTTGTTTGACTTCACCTGACAGCCACTTTCTTTTTAGAGTTCGCCACCACAGTGCGTACCCTGAAATTAAAGTGTGCGACAAGCCGCGAGTACGCTTCCACCTCTGGGACTTAATGTCCCAAAAGTACGTGTAGTTTGGAGGGAAGACGTAAACATTTCCAAACCAGTCCTGTTCATTTAATGCGTCATCCTCTGGTGTATAGAAGTGTTCAGCGTTGACATAGCTATTTGCTACAGCAGAACTTGCCGGGTCAAGGTCGATGCCTCCCATCAGCATGTGTGCAGAATTGATCAGGTCGGCACCAGAGATCCACTCGAATGTATCGGTGTGCGCATTACCACGAAAAGACGGCATTACTTCTCGCTCACCTGGCAATAATCAATCTCAAGATAACGCATCCCATCGTTATCGTTAACAAGATATCCAGCTTTCTCCTGCGGATTAATTTTTTGCGCCGCCGCAAGTATGCGTCTAAACGTTTCTGCGAGGTCACCATTGTCTTCTCGTTCGCAACTTTCCTGTGCTGAGTGCAATTCTTTCAGCGTCATAAAGAACATTGAGCGTTCTTTGTTGGTGGGTTGAAACACCATGATGCCAGGCCCTTCTGCATCCCATAGCTTGCAGTAATGTTGCCCCATGTCACCAAGAATCAACTTGATGGTGGCATCAAGCATCCTGGTTTTAGTCGTATCTAGATCCCCCTGGAGCGCAGAGGCAATTAATTTTTCACGCCTGTTCATTTTTTAAGAGTCCTTGACGAATCAGTATTTGTTTCATCTTAGGAAGTGGCTTGTAGATTACGACAAGTTTTCCTAAATTGCCTCGTTTTTTTATGAGTTTTTGATTCTCGTCTTTTAGCTTGTCAAATTCTCCTGCCCGAATTAAGTACTCGGCTACGCAACGCAAACGTCGCTTGAGAGACAAGTCAGCCTCTGGAAATTTACCACAGATTGTGTCTGGTGCCATATCGGCAAATGCAATACGCAAGCGATTAGCCAGAGTCACATTGAAATGTGGGTCCTCCTTCTCGAATTCTTTTATGTTGTACAAGTACCTGCGCAGGACATCAGTATCAAAAGACCCTTCGGGAGGCAAGAACATTTCCACTTGATCTGCAAGACCCTTAGGAAGAAGTTCCTTGTAATTTTCAGTGGTAACCAAATCAATCTCGATAGCATGGAAGCGATTATTCGCCATCTTCCCCCCTGGGCACAGAGCGGTTAGGCACATATTTTTGCTTGTCTTCCTGAACATCTTTGTACTTTGTCCTGGCTCTGAAAGACAAAAGAGATACGTCGTTATTTTTGGCAAACGAAGCGATCAGCCGATTCCAGGGTATTCGGATTGTATCTTTTTTCTTGATGTCAGGAGAAATGTTGACGTAATGAATGTTCTGGGTCCAGCCTTTGGACGGATCTTTTTTTCCGATCAAGATCCAATTGCGAATAGTTTGATCTGAAACATTAAGCCTTTGGGCACACTCTTCTGTTGAGATGTACTCATCTGCGTACGCCTCTGGCCCGACTTGGTCAGTTTCGTTGTTTTTGTACCTGCTACTCCACATGGCACCCAGGATGTTTTTGATGCCTTTGAGTTCGTACGCAATGTCTTCGAGACCTTTGCGAATACCGTATGCCATAAAGCAGTTTCTTTGTTTAGATGCTAGTCTTTTTTTAGCATCTATGCGTGTTTTATGGAAGATCAAATTCCCGTTAGTCAAGTTCCTGCAAGCATCCCGTCCGAACCGCCGAGTCCCCCGCAGGTGCCAGGGGGAAGGATCAGTCCTCAAGACCTGGAACTAATGAAGGCTCGTGCCAGGGAACTTGCCGTTCAGCAAACGTTGATGCAACAAACAGCAGCAGCCCAGGCCCCTCGTGTGGTCTATGTGCGTCGTAATCTTACGGTGGCTGAGCTTATTTTGATTGTTGCGTTGTCCTGTGGAATTGTGACGGTTGTTCAAGCCGGTTGGAATTTTGTATCAAGTTCACTACCTAGGGTGGAAATCAAGGTCAAGTGAATTAAACACACCCGAACTATAATCTTTATATAAGGGATTCTAGTTTAATACGTGGCTAATCGTCGTATTTCTGAACTTCCGCTCCTAGCTGGGGCGGACGTAGATGAGCAGGATCTGCTGACGATGGTCCACGTATTCGAAGTGGACCCTACCCTTAAAAACAAAAAGATCACAATCTCTGGTTTTGGAGATTACCTCTCAACTAAATACGTAACAACCACTGGTGGCACAGTAACCGGCAACGTCTTAGTACAAGGGAACTTAACTGTAACTGGCGTTACTGTTGTCAATGCATTCACTAGTAGTGGCCTTGGAACGTTTAGCGGCGTCCTAGTTCAAAACAATTTGACCACAAGTGGCACGATCAGCGGTCAAACAATTACAGGTGAGGCACTTCAATCTGTAACAATTAACTCAGCAACCGGTACATTCACTACGGTTAGCGGGGCGACCTCAAACTTTGTAAGTGGGAATTTCAGTACCCGACTCTCGGGTGCAACCATTACCGGCAACACGCTTCAAGCAACGTCCGGACAATTTAATTACCTGAGTGGCGCCACAATTACAGGTGGTTTGGTCCAGGGTGTAAGTGGTATTTTTGGCACGCTTGCTACGCCTGTTCTTGATGTAAGTGGCAACTTGTCCGTTGCGAGTGGACTGACCGTTACTGGCCTTTCTCAATTTGCATCAGGCGTACAAGTCACTGGCACGTTATCAGGAACAACCGTCACTGGGACAACGGCACGTTTTACTAGTGTCACTGGTGTAACTGGTGTATTTACAACTACGTTGTCCGGTGCATCCATTACAGGTACAACCGTTAACGCAACGTCAATCACCGGTGTATCCGGAACATTTACATCAAGGGTATCGGGAGCAACCGTAACCGGTAACATAGGTTCTTTTGGCTCAGTCAGTGGCGTTTCCGGTGTATTCTCTCAGGTTCTTTCTGGTGCTGTAATCACAGGAGACGCCGGTCAATTCACAGTCATCACCGGTGTTTCTGGTGTTTATACCAATTTATCTGGTGCCACAGTCACTGGTGATACTGTTTTAGCTGCAACTGTATCGGGTGTTTCCGGTGTATTTACTAGCCGTATTTCAGGTACTACCGTTACCGGCACCACCGCAGCTTTTACAACCATTACAGGTGTCTCTGGTGTATTCACTACTCAGGTATCAGGAGCAACCATTACTGGTACTAGTGGTCAGTTCACAAATGTAACTGCAGGCACTGGGGTATTTACTCTTGTTTCTGGCACTACTGTCACGGGTAATACTGGTACGTTCACCAACCTCACTGGTATTGCAGGGGTCTTTACCACCAGTGTTTCAGGTGCAACTGTAATAGGTACAACTGTTACCGGTGCGACAGGCATCTTTACTTATGTAACTGGTACCACGATTACCGGCATCACAATCAATGCTGCTACTGGTGTATTCACCACTCTTCAAGCAACAAACCTTAGTTTTACTAACACCACAATCTCGGGTGATTTAAACGTTGTTGGCTCTGGTTTTATTGGTTCAGGTTTATCTGTAACGGGTACGATCAGCGGGCAAACAGTAACTGGTGCAACGGCAGCCTTTACTTCAGTCACTGGAGTGTCCGGTGTTTTTACCACGCGTTTATCGGGTGCAACCATTACGGGTAACACTGGGTTATTTGCGAGTGTAACAGGTGTTTCTGGTGTATACACTTATCTTTCGGGTGCAACCGTTACAGGTGATACTGCCAGATTTAGTAGTGCAACTGGGATTAGTGGCACTTTTACAACACATTTGTCGGGTGCAACCATTACCGGTAACACGGGACAGTTCAGCAACGTCACAGGTGTTTCCGGCACGTTTACCAGCACCCTTTCAGGTGCAAACATTTCTGGAACCAACGCAACTATCACCAACATCACAGGCGGTACACTTGCAATTACAACTCCGTCTGGCACTACTCCCGCTATTGTCTGTTCAGGTGTTGTATCTGGCAGTGCCAGTGGTTTTATAATCAAAGGCCCCTTGATTATTCTTTGAATATAAGTTTTAAAAAGCTAGAATCGTAAAAAGGATCTGTTAAAACAATGCCATACGGAGAACTTAGGGTTGATACCATTACCTTTACCAACGCGGGCGTCGATAAAAGCATTACCGTTTCTGGGTTGTTTGCGTCTACCTCCGGTAATTTAACTGTTACTGGAACTATTTCAGGTACCACATTCACCGGAACAACCGCAAGTTTTACAAGCGGTAACGTCACCACATTTAGCGGTGGTACCTGCACTATTACTTCGGGCGTGTTTGCCTCTGGTACGGCAACCAACCCGTCAATTAGTTTTATTGCAGACTCAAATACAGGTTTTTATTCCCCCGGCGCAGATCAAGTTGCCATCTCAACTAGTGGCACGGGGCGACTATTTGTAGATGCAAGTGGGAACATTTCTAATACAGCAGGGTTTAACCCTTACGCAACAACCAATCGTGGTTCTTTAACTGTTAACGGAACAACTGATTCAATTTTTAGCTTAGGCATCAACGGTGTTGCCGCTGGTTATTTATATGCGGATTCTGTTGGCTCAACGATAGGTGCACCTGCTACTAAAAACATTATTTTTAATATTAACGGTGAGAGAGCCCGCATCGACAGCGCCGGTAGGTTGTTGGTTGGTCAGGCAACAACAGGGTTGCAAGCCGCTCGGTCATTTTCTTGGCAAGGTTCTGGCGAAGGAACTTTCTATATAAGCCATTCTACTAGTGACGGCAATGGCGATCCATTTGTTAAGTTTGGATACAATGCAGGTCAAATTGGATCAATTATCCAAGCTGGCAATACGGGTATTGGTATATATAGTAATGACTATTTTACTCTTGGCTCTAATAACACAGAACGCGTACGCATCGACAGCTCCGGCAACGTGGGGATTGGGACTAGTAGTCCTGCCTACGCACTAGACGTTGACAGCGCCGTCGCACAAGTTGGCAACTCAACTGATGCTTTTATTCAATACAAATCAAGTGCGGGAAACTGGCACGTTGGTGCAGGTAACGTTGGCGCTTATGTTTTTTATACCGGTACATATGGAAGCGGCACTGAGCGCCTCCGCATCGACAGCTCCGGCCGCGTGGGGATTGGTACCACCGGGCCGACCAGAAAGTTAGTTATCAGCAACAGTGGAGTTGAAGGGCTTGAAATTGGTCCCGGTGAATCCTCGAACTTAAATCAGCAGGTTCACTACAACCGTGCTACAGCAACTTATGTGACCAGCAGGGTTGACGCTGCATCACATCAGTTCTGGACTGCAACATCCCAAGCAGTAACCATCGACAGCTCCGGCAGGCTGTTGGTGGGGACTTCTACTTACGACGGCAACGCCAGAGCCGTTATTCAAGGTAATACGTCAGGTGGTACTACCGGAGCACTTTCAATTAGATACAACGCCGCACG